GTAATCTTTCCCCAGACAAGGTTCCAACTGGAATGCTTTCAGAGGCTAGTCTTCTAGCTTCGAGCTCAGGAATCTGAGCACACGCAGCGAGAATCCATTCTCTTTCTGTCATGAGGGGTCACCTCCTTTATGACATGTAGACGTATAGTCTACACGTGTATGGGTAAATTTAGATACAGCTACTCAGAATAGCTGTATCTACCATACACCGTTATTAATATATAATCATAAAGATCAACTTTTACTATAAAAAATAATATTCCCTATATAGGCAATGCCTATATAGGGATATTGTTTTATTTCATATAACCTTTATAGTTTATATTAAAGAGTCTAGATATGATTGTATCTTTAGTTCTTATATAAAGAGCGATAATAGATACATGGATGGTTATTCTAGCATATAGATCTTTAATATTATAAATGCCATAAGCAGTGAAGTTATACTTCTTATTCATCTTAGCAAAAGATTCACCATCATATAAATCCTCACCAATCTCTCTATATTTAAGATATAAAGAATAATATTCTACTATTGATTTATATAGCTTAACTATAGTACCTGTTTGGAATGATGGAACATACCCCATCTCCTTACATAAGTCACATATGATAGTTCTCATATCAACTGCACTTTCTACTCTACCATCACGTACAGCTTCAGCCACTTTATATAATACATATATAGATTTATCCACATCATAAGCCCTGCTAAATTTACTATAGTCTGGGTAGATGTATAGTTTATATAGGCCCTTACGTCTTCCACGAACAGGAATATTTCTTATACTATTCGTTAGTTTGTACTCATTAAGCACACTATCAATCCATTCAGCATACTCTTTCTTGATATTTGGTCTAAGCATTAAGATAAATGGATTATGTAAAGATCTACGTAGAGAAATAGCCACTCTATTAAATAGTATATTATCCATCTCGCCAATATCCATAGTTTTAAATGCTTCCTCTTTGGCTAAGAAGTCAGTATTTTTAGATATAGCGTCTAATATAATAGAATATCTTGTCCAATAATGATATATACGATTCTTTTGATTTGGTTTGAGCTTTAGATTGTTGATGGCATATGCTTGGGACGGAATTCTGCTATCTAAGAATTTTAGTTTCAATTCTCTATAATTCTTATAGTCCGAATCTTTAAATTTAATTAGTTCTTTCATTTTAAGTCTCCTATTCTGCTTTAATTCAATATAATTAAGAACCATGCAAATCCATGTAACGCATTTTAAGCGTTTCCCTATATGGATGCACTCATACTTATAATATACAACTAAAAAATACCCTGGATGAGCAAATAGCCCATCCAGGTACTCTTTATTTTCTATTATCATGTATAGGGAAGTTTTGTGAATCTGGGTCTTTATTATACACTACACGATAGGAGGAGTCTTGTTCCATACTTAAGAGCTGAGAATTCATATATGCTTTATCAGTATAAACGACTATCTCTGAATATTCAAAATCTGCTGGTTTAATAGTCCTGATAACCATATCTGTCCAGTTGACATCTATATCAACGACTCTATTATTATTGACGATCTTGAATTCAATAAAAGCGGACGGACTAATAAACTTAGATTTGCAATACTTTATTAATTTATTTATATATGGGTCACCATCAAAGATATCGTTGATATTGATTTCCAAGATCTTATCTTTTGCATCCTCATAATCTAAAGTAAAGAACTGTTCCCAGCCACGTTCATTCAACGTTGGTACATTGGCAAAGTTAGCCACATAGGATTTAATATTACCAGCCTTATCAGTAAACTCAATAAGATTAGTGTGCTTAGCAGTAAAGTAGCAATAAATCTTAGGTGCTGGCATTCTTACTGTTGTAGTAAACTCTATAAAGTAGTTAGAACTTACTTGTCCTTGACGTTCACCATCATCTATATTAATATCTGGTGTAGCTATATGAGTATACATAGCTTTAGCTCTAATAAAGAACTCGTTTTTACCATTAATAGCTCTAAGCTTGTAGATGAATGGAACTTCAGACTTACTATTCAAATAGATGAGGAACTTAAATGGATCTTTGATCTCTTTCTTCTCTAGATCTACATCAAATCCTACATCTTGTGCTAATGCTAATAGCATCTCTTGTGGTACATGGATATCCATATCAAGATACTTACCAGATGTAGCACCGACTTTAAGAGCCATCTTAAGATATTTCATAATATCCAATTGTTTGGCTTTAGTATTTACTTTGATACGTACTTGGAAATTCATAAGCATTTGCTCAAATGCTATAGCAATATACTTATCACGTTCCCTATCTTTAAAGAATGTATCTCTATAGTTGAACGTTCTAGCATAATATGTCAAGTCATAGTTATTGGCATCAATACCATCACGGTTATAATCTGTATCTAATTGAGGAATGATAGCAATAGCTGGCTTGCCACGTTTAATCATATCATTAACATTAAGTCTAGCCCAATCATCAAAGAGATGTTTCCCTTCAATATAGACAGTCTTAAAGAAAGATGCACTAAACTGAGATAAGATATAATTCTTAAAGAACTCTACACATACTGAGTATGCATGTACGTGAGATGGTACACAAAGATTTCTATATATCTTCTTCTCCATTCGCTCTACAATATCTATAGGAACGAACTTATCAGGATCTGCATATATCTTAGATAGTAAGTCTCTATTTACTACCTCGAAGTCTTTACCTGGAACTACTTTCACATCATCTGTAGTCATAGGTTTATCTTTATCCGATCTAGGTAAATGATCTCTATTTTGTTTATATTCAGATATCGTATGAATACCAGGATCATCATCACGTTTTATATCAAGCTCAACTAGAGGTATATTACCATCGTTATCTGGGCCTACTGGAGTGACTATACGGTACTCATAAAAAGGTTTCTTAGCCATAATACCTCCTTAATGACAAAAAATTATATAAATGTTTGGGGTAGTCCTAAGACCACCCCAATACATCTAATTATTTAGAAACCACCACAAGTTGTACCGCCCATAATGATAACCTCCTTATTTATCAATGATCACACAGTGGAAGTCTCCAATACGTGGATCGAATTTATCATTCAAATCAGAATAATCAGATACAAGATAATATGTGTTATAACCTTGTATTGGGTCATTCTGCTCAATTAAAGCTACACGACATGGAATATCAATATCGTGTAGTTCAGATTTTACTACTACTGCTTCACCAATCTGTAATACATCAGAACGTGCAGCGAAGTAATTGTTTCCAGAATACATTATTTACCCTCCATAAGAGCTTTGATATCATCTATCTCATCTTTAGTATAAGTATCATAGCCTAGATTACAGAAGCTATTCAAGTTTACTATAGTATCTTTGAAGTAGTTCATGAATGAGTTGAATCGTCCATTGTTCTTAGAAATCATCATTGTATTTCTAGGGTTCAAAGACTCTTCACATCTAGCTACAAATTCCTTATTGATGAGATAAGTGATATTCAAACAGTCACCATCAAAGTCTGCACCCATTCCTGGTAATACCTGTAATGGAACTCGCATAGTGAATGAATCTACCAATACATCAATACAATACATTTGTAACACAGAACCATAGTTGATGGTTGGGTTACGATTGATGATGAATGGAATACCTCTAGGGTAGGATTTGATAATGCCTTTGATGATATCCAATATAACTGGGTCTACATAAGTTTGGGCTTTCCACCACTTCTTATGAGCATCACTATAAGTGATATTATAAGACCTAGCTAGGATATTGATGATAGTTTGTTCCAATAGAACTAGTAATGAGTTATATGGGAGCTTGATCTCATCAATACGTAATGTAGCATCTGGAATGATTACATTACGACCTGTAAAGTTATATCGTCCTGCTAATGCAGATTGAATAGCACCTTTCTTATGTGCTAATTCTTCGATTACAGAATCGTATAGTGAATCACTAGAACCAGCATATAGATACTGGATATTCAAGAGAGCTTCATCTTTAAACTGCTCTCTTGCTTGTATGAGAGTTCTATTACTATTTACTAATGCAGCATACTTAGCAATATTATTATAAATGGCATTAGCTCCTTTGAAAGAGAATTTATCTCCTTGGAGATTAACCATCCGTAAGAATAGAGAGTATACTGGAATGGAATGTGTAAGCAATCTATCTCTATACTTTAGTAGTAACTCATAGTTAGCTATCTTATCTTTCTTAGATTTGTGCTTACGAGCATAGTATTCCATAATCTCATCTATTCTCTTACAGAACTGTATCATACCAATACCATGATACTCACCAGATTCTTTTCTGACTTTCTCATTAGGCTTTGATTGTACTTCAAAACCATTTTCATCCAACTCAATATCTAGAGTCAAGATGTCTTTAAGAACTGCTGGAGTAATCAATTTCTCTAGGTTCTTAAATAGGTTAGGGTGGATGATCACATGCTCTTGTAATACAACCCACCCAGTAATATTAAGATCGTCATCTACATATTTAACCTTAGTATTACAATATGGACAGATTTCGTTGTTATATAGTCTACCAGTATAGTGACCACATTCACAACGATATCTATCCTTATAAGCATCTTTATCATCAGATATAGATGCCCCATATTTACTAGAGAAGATGGAAGAATCTGACTTTAAATCTTTCTTTACAGTCTGTGGTTCAGAAATGATAAAGTCCCTACCTTTAGATATACCCTCGATACGAAGCTTATCTAAATCTAGAATCTCCATAGTTGTCTTCCATGATTCATCTGGTGAATGATGGAGACGGATATTCATGTTTAATTTTCTTTCTTCCATACTTATCCTCCTTAATTGAAACGTGCAAGATAAACCTCTGCACAGATTCGTTTGATTGCTTCCTTGATATCATCCATAGGAATGACTCTATCAGATAATTCCTTATAGATCTCTTCAAGAACCACACCTATGTCACCTTCGGACATGTCGTATTTAGTACATACAAATTGTAGATCTTTACCGAATATAATCATGTCCATAAAAATATCGTTTGGTGTTTGACTATACCCATAAACCAAAGATTCTTTACAAGGTTCAGCTGTAGTATCATCTTGTACTTCAGTGTTAGAAGCGTTATTATTTCCTACAGGAGGGATAGCACATTTCTCATCATGTGTACTATCATCGATAATCAAATCCACTAAATCACTAGCAGAGATATCGTACTTATTTGCTATATCTGCTAAAATCATACCATTAGCATGATCTTCTAATATTTTGCTTTTTAAATCTTCTTTCATTTCTATATCTCCTTCTTGATTAGAGCCTTAATTGGCACGACTTTGTTTAACCAATTTAAAAATTTCTGTCTGCTTTCCAAACCATATACGTCTAGTTCGTATTTATATAAGAAATTAGCCCAATTACAACCACCGTTAATATCTTCCACAATTTCATTGTAACGTGAGATTAGGCTTCTATATCTTTTATAATATTCAACTAGATCTTTGTATCTGCGTTCAGATAAGATCTCTTCGCTACTAATTCTATATAAGTCTAAGAAATCTTCATACGATGTTTCTTTCTTATCTATAACTAATAGCATTAGCTTCATAGTTAAGTCCATAGATTTATCGACATCTAAATCAAACTGAGCTATTTGATTTTTGATGTCTCCATATCTGGTGAACAGCATATACTTTGGAGAAGACTCTTTAAAGTCGTATATAGTATTATATTCTTCATTCGTAGGTAATGAAGATAGTCTCCCAAGTCCAGCAGCACGTTCTATAGCTTTGACTTGAGTTGCCTTATATCCAAAATAAACTCTAATACCGGGCTTACCTAGATTATTGACTTTGATAAGCTCATAAAACGCATATAAGTCTTCAGTTAACTTTGGATTATAGTATCTGAAGAATATATTCTTTAGATATGAGCTATGTCTCATAGCACCAGCATTACGTAAACTAAAATATCTTTTCAAGTCTAGATTTTTAAATTTATCTAAACTAATACCAAGATTATTTAAGTAAGTTCTAAAACTATTGTACTTAACCTGTAGCTGAGTGCTATTATGGCATAGATTGTTTAGGCTAGTTTTGGATTTAGACAGTCTAAACATGAAATCGAACCCACCCATAGATTCTTCAATATAAGCAAAATCTGCAATCTGCTTATATGTGTAGCTATCTGGAATAATTATTGGTTTTTCCATATTCTTCCATCCCTTCTATGAACGTAAGTGCACCCATATCATAGAATGTAAAGAACACAAAACTATGCTTCTTAACCATATCTATAATATCATCTTTGGTGGTCTTATACTTTCTAGCCACGTGTTCGATTTCTCGCCCTTCAGCAATTTCCTTACCAATCTTTGGTATCACAAGAAACATTGCTTTATTGTCGATATAGTCACTGGCGAATCTAGTGAGAATATCGTTTTTATTATCTAAGGTATAACCGTCACGGTATTCTTTATTGACAATCTCAATAATAGCCTTTTCCGGGTTAGGCTCATTACCGTCTATCAGCTCCATAAATCTATACGTAGCGGATATAGAGGCTTTTGCTGCTTTCAAATTACGTCTAGCCAATACCATAGTGCCTCCAACTACAATATTATGCCATCTTCTATCACCTCCTTTTTTATAGTATGGAGTACTATCTTTGCGATTCTTCTTATTAGTATCACGGGTGATAATAGACCCTCTAATTGTTTTACCGCCAACTATGGATTTCTTAACATCACATACTTGGGGTTCAGTAGTAGTGGTATGACGTTGTACATAACTTGGAATATCTTTACGTACTTGGTCGTACCACAAACTGATAGATTCTGGGTTCAAACGATCATTAGCATATAATTTAGAAATAGTTTGAACTACAGTCTCTTTATTTAGTTTTGATTCGATTAGGAACCGTAAGTCCCTCTTGACATCGTCTATGATTTTCACGATTGCCTCCTAGATTAAATAAAAATAGAATTCTAAAAATACTATTTGGTTTTCTTTCATGTATCACCTCCTAAACCTTACTCAGTATCATAGGAAAACGAAAAAGAAAAAAGACTAATGATCAAGGACCCCTAGAAGTTAAAGATCAAGATACATATTGTATCTATCACTCTAACTCCTAGAGGTCCTTGACTAAATTAGTCACGAAGAATGCCGATAGCATAACCGGCTAAACATAATAAATCTAAAACGATCATATTTTTCATCTCCTTTCGAATATAATATAACCATTATGATTACCTTTATAGTATACAACTATAAAGTCCGAGTTTTACGATTCTTCAATTTTGTCTAATTTATAGAATGCGTAAAGCTCGGATAGAGAATTGATTGCTACCATTACTGCTTGTAGTATAATAGCAGTATTGATATCTAGCCCATTCCCGATGATGAAACCTATACCACCACCCAATAGTGAACCAAATAAACAACAAGACTTATTCAAACTATTGAATGATGTGAGGTCATCACCATGGATAGCGTTATTAATACTATCCAATAACATGACTCCCCAGATGGTAGCAAGAGTACCATTGGAGATTGCTATGCCGATGAACCGTATAGTCGGATCATCTACCGAGAATAGCACAATAGCAGCATATATTACCGCATCAAGTAGCCCCACTATAGGGGCGTACTTCTTAAATAGTTTCCTAAATGAATTCTTGCTTAGGAAACTATTTATAGTACCAGCGAAACCTGCGTCTAGTATATTTGCCATACTTAAAGTACTAGCACTTACTAGAGACATGAAGTATATTTGTATTGTAGGGCTGGTAAACCCGAATACAATATTTTGTAGGGCTGCAACTATAATTATAATCGCTTTGATCTTAGTCAGCATTTAAAACCTCCTTTGAAAAATATAGCTAGCCATTAATTACAATTATAATATACAACTCAAATCTTTAAGTTTGCAAAAAAAGAAAATAGTCTACAAGGGTCAATGACCCTTGTAGAGCTTCTTTTCTTATATTAGATTATCTTACGATTGTACCATAGTTATCACGAGTATTGTCTTTATTAACACGTACACGTTCAACTTTATCAGTAGCACCATCTTTACCGGATACACGGTCTACACGGAAACGCATACCATTTTGTACTTGGTCTAATTCAACTTTGAATTCTTTAATAGCACGACCTAATTCTGGGTTCATGTAACCAGCAGAAATAGCACGATCTAAAGCTACTGCAAATTCATAGCGAGTTAAAGTACGATCACCAGAGAAGTTACCATCTGGATAACCAACTACAATACCTTTGTATGCAAGGTCTTGAACCATAGCATATGCCCAATGATTTTCAGGTACATCTGGGAATACTACATCAGTAATGGCTTCGTTTTTACCCATAGCATGATCAACTAATGCATCAATCTTAGCATTTTGAGCTGCAACGATTGCACGAAGTTCTTCGATTTCTTTAGCCATTGCTACTTGTTTATTAGCATTCATCTTAGAAGATTTACCGAATTTCATGGATACGCCTGCACCATACATAGCATCTTTACCAATTGTAGTGGATGCAGTAATCATAGTATTTTCATTAGGTTGGTAAGCTACACCAATAGCACCAGCATTTTGACCTTTGTAATGACCATAACCTGCAGCGAAGCTCCATTTATCATCAGCATTGAAGTCTTGATAATGTAAGTTAGCCATAGCTGCGGCACGAGCACCTACTTTACTGATTTCACGTTGGTTATTAGCAATAGCTGCATCATAACGGTTGCTAATACGTTGAGCTACGTCATTCAATTGGCTACCGTTAATTGCATCAGTAGAACCTGCTTCTACACGACCAGGAGCTACATTAGTAATAGTTTTATTACCAGCATCAATACCATCTTTAGTTACAGATGGGCCATTGTTAATAGTTAAGCCATCATTGTTCACTGTAGTACCACCATCGAAGTTAACAGATTTCATACCATTCAAGTTATCATTCACAGAGTATTTAACTACGCCATTAGCATCTGTAGTAGCTGTAGTGTTTTTACCATTAGTGAAGTCTAAGCCATTAGAAAGCATAACTTGTTTAGCATCTTTACCATTAGCTTTGTAAGTCAATGGAGTTTTAGTAGCAGCTTTTTCACCGTTGTATTTGAATGTAGTAAGATCTGCTACATTAGCAGGACCATTCCAACGTTCAACGTTGATAACTTCGTCACCAGCGAAACGGTTAGAGGCTTTAGCGATAGCATCTACTGTAGAACGAGATACATATACACCATATTGAGCATTAGCATCACCAGTGGATTTACCATTAGTTACACGTACTGCTGCAATATTATCAACTTGGTTGTCAGCGATTACGGATTCAACTGCTTTGTTTTTAGCTAACTCATCACGTAATTGGTTAACGTTTACACCATCATCACCATCAATACCTTTACCAACTTTAGTAATACGGTTACCGCCATTGTTTAGACCTTTGTCAGTCAAGGATACTTCGTTTACTGGGTTAGCGTCACCATCGTTTGTAGTGATATGAACGCCATCATATTTGTAGCTTGTATGGTATTCATCGTCAGCACCACGGTAAGTCATATTAATGCCTTCTGTAGTGTAAGTGGATTCGTTATTACCGTCATTTAAACTTACTGAATTAAGATTAGTTAAATCTTTAGCTGTAGATACTGTATAAGTACCAGCATCTTCTTTAACTACAATATTGTCACCAGCTTCAACAATTGTACGGTTATCATTGATAGCTTTATTCATTTGATCAACATTAACCGCATCTGTACCAGCTGTACCAGCTTTAACGTTGTGAATTTGGTTATTGCCAGCATCAATATTAGTTGTAGTGAAGCTTACTGTACCATTAGCATCAGAAGCTGTCATACCATTAATATTATAGGATGCTGTATCCAAATTATTACGGTCTTCGATAGTTAAACCATTAGCACCATATTTAGTATCTTTATCACCATCAAATACAATAGTACCATCAGTATTGACTACTGTGTGTTTGTCATCTGTATTCTTACCAAATGCTGCAGAGTTCATATCTACCAAATCTTTATTAACGTTAACTTTGAATTCTTTTCTTCCGTAAGCGTTATCAGTAGCTACTACTGTAGTATTGAATCCATTAGCCATAGTATTGTATTTTTGTGCTTCAAGAGCAACATCGTACAATTGACTACCGTTAATAGCATCTGTAGATGTGGAAGATACACGACCTGCTGCTACATTTTGTAACTGACGTGTGTAACTAGTTACACCGCCAGCACCAGCACGGCCATTAGTACCAAAGCTTACAACAGAATCTGGTGTGGAACCTGCATAAGTAGAATTGCTGAAACGGATGTCTGTTGTGTTATCCTTAATATTGGATGTACCAACAGCTGATTCTGTAACAGAATTTGTGCCGATTGCAACGCCATTTTGAACGTCAGCAATAGTATTATTACCTAATGCCAAAGTATCAACAGCAGTAGCTTGACCATGAGTACCTACAACGATAGAACCTTGGCCACTAGTGACAGAATTAGAGCCAAAGATCAATTGTTCTTGATCAGCAGTAGTCATTTTATTATTATAACCAACTACTACAGCTTGTTCACCTTTAATAGTGCCATTATTAGCACCAATAGCTACAGAATTTTCACCTGTAACATTGTTTGTTCTACCAATAGCAATAGAGGATGGACCGGATACTGTAGCACCATTACCAATAGCCAAAGTGTTATAGCCAATAGTTCTAGCTTGAGAACCAATGGCAATGGTATACTCAGTTAGAGCTTCTGCAGAAGAGCCGAACGCAAATGTATCGCGACCTACAGCTTTAGCTTTATCACCGCCAACGAAACTATTTTCGCCGTCGGATAAGTTACCTTGGCCGAAAGCCATGGAATTAGCTTGTTTAACAGTGTTACCGTCACCGAATGTTAAGCTACTTGTAGCTCCTGCTTCAGCAGTATTATTGCTGCCTAGCACAAAACCATATTCACCATTAGATACGTTATTGTATCCAATATTAGAACCCATTGCGAATGCAGAACTGGATGCTAAAGTACCTAAGATTGCAGCTGTTAATAGAATTTCCTTTTTCATTTGAATTGTCTCCTTTACCTTACAAGATAAGAAAAATGTGGTATAGTACCGTCAATACTATACCATGTGCACTTAAAATTAGAATATTTTTTAAAGTATTATAGGGTTTATATCCCTCCTTGGATTTAATTAGCTAGACTGTAAATTTGCATAATATACTAAGGAATGTGTTTAGCTAATACACATTCACACTTATAGTATATAACCAAAAATTTCATTAGCTTATTACTTTTCAAACACTTCTGCTAATTCAGACCATCTGATTACAAGTTCACCAGTAACTCTATCTATAGCTACGCTTTGTAGTTTAGATGTATTAATTTCTGGATTCTTTGGATCACGCATAGCCTCATTAAATAGATCTAGCATTTCTTTATCATTATCTTTTAAGAACTTACGTATTTGAGCGATTTTTGGTAATAGCTCTTCAGCAGTAAGATCACCGATATCTAGTTTAGCTAGTTCTTCAATAGCTAATTCTTTATCAGAATAACAAATCGGTTCATATCTAATAATGCTACAATGCTTTACTGCTACACCAATTCTAATACGGCTATAACGTAACTCTTTAGTTACTATGATATATTTTGTATTCATTATACTATTCTCCTACTCCTTCTACAGATGGTTTGATAAACCAATGTACTACACGATTGCTAGAATGAACGGCTTTACTATTAGCTTCGTTATTAAACTTATGCTCTAGCATAGTGCCTAAGAATTGTTCATGCTCATCTGTAGTCTCAATACCTAATGTAACTAAACGTGCAGGTTTAGCATTAGCTTCGATATAGTCTATAGCTTCTTCCATAGTATCCACTGTAGTCACTACTGGATTACTGTTAGATACAGGTTCAAACTGTTTAGATTCTGGATTGTATTCGTATACTTCTTTAAGTACTGCGTATTGTACTTCCATATTAGTATCCTCCTAAAAAATAAGAATGTAGTATGCTAGACTAAAATATCTAGCATACTACAATAACCTTTAATAATTATGTAATGTGTATTGTAAGATTCTATTCTTCGTCTTCTTCGAGTTCAAATAGACACCAGTGGTATATTGTATCTTTGCCACGGAATACAAAGCTTCCTGGAGAATCATCATTGCGTAAAATATCTTCTAATTCATCCATTTGCTCAATACGGATAGTATCTTCTTCTGTTTCAGCTACATCAGCTAATTCAGTTTTTTCATACATAGCCTGATATTCTTTTCTGATGATAGCTTTACCATCATCAAAGTTAACTATCTTATTAGAAATATCTGTTTCAGCATTATCTGTAGTAATTTCTTTTTCATCATAATCATACTCGAATGTGTTTTTTACTACTAAATATTTTTCTGCCATAGTAGTCCTCCTTAGTTGATGTCTGCAGAAGTCTTATTGGATTTAGAAATATACCAATGGTGTAGTCTATTACCTTGAATATAGAATTCATGATGTGGTAATGTACCACAATCACTAGCATATTCTTTCTCTAACTCTTCTTTACGTTCAGTTAGAACCTTAGTAACTTCAGGTTCTACATCAATGTAGTTAGCTGAATAGTTTTCAATAGATGCTCTAGATGCTGTACCTAATAGATGCTCAGCTTCTTCTAGAGATAAATGGAATCCAATGAATTCCATAGTTACATATCCATCAATACCTTGAGTGGATGGATCATAAGCGAATACTTCTTTTACTACGTTATATAATTCTGACATAGTATATCCTCCTTTAGAATGCTAAATAGAAATGTACTAGACGATCAGTACCGACATATTCTGTACTATTAGGTTTATCCATTTCCTCGATACGTTCCAAGAGTTCTAGTATCTTCTCTTGTAACTCAGGATCTGGATTAGGGAATGCCTCTTCACCATAGATCTCTGCCAGTTCATCTTTTTCAAATTGGATTGCATAATCAGCATCATCAAGATCGGATAGCTCATGGCTTTCTCTTAATGGATGCTGGTCTAGTAGACCATCTTCATGGTCAAATAAATATGTGTCTGCTACTACTTTAAATCTTTGCATATAAATACGCCTCCTTAACTTAAATCTGTAGTATGTTTACGAGATTTACGTATCTCCCATACATACATTTTATTTCCATGTACTATTGCTACTACACGTTCAAACTTTGTTGGGTGTTTTCGGTATACTGTTTTCTTACGATCGTTAAGTATTAAGTCAGTAGCCAAATCATAATCAACTTCCTCATACTTAAGTTCTTCTATAGAACTTCTGACAGCTTCTTCTAGTATACGATTGGCTTCTTCTAATGTCTTATACCAAGAGATATATTCTTGCAAATACTCTCTTTCGCTTCCAGGTATATTAGGGTCATATACATATAAACTTATAGTTACATTATATAAGTATGCCATAATATTATATAACCCTACTGGATAATTTTATCAACTACAGTTGCTTTGGTAATGAAGTCGTAAATGATTGTACAAACGGTCCCGTCTAATACTCTTATTGATGTAATAGTGGAACTAGGGTACATTAGCCTGATTTGGTTTAATGCATCAGCCACATTATTTCTCAAATCATCATTCTTGATACTATTTAAGATAGTGCTAATCTCTTCATTAGTTTTAGATGCATTATTTAAATAGTGTACTGCAATATCTCTATTAGCAAATACTCTGTCATAAGCCTTTAAGTATTCTGGCTTAGTTTCTTTGTTTGGTTTTACATTCCAAACCATTTGTTGCATAATATACATAAGTTATCAACCTCCTATAAATGAGTGCTATAGAAATGTACAACACGGTCATGATAAACACAGATTTTGGAATCTGGTCTATCTAAAGATACTAATGTAGCTACAAGCTCTGATACAGCACAGTCACGCTCGTCATCACCAGTAACATCGATCTCAGCACCATATAATTCATTAGTTTTAGATTGTAATCTTTCAATTGCATTTTCAACATCTTCGTTTTCATTAACGAAGTCTGTTTCTTGTTCTGGCTCATCAGCCATTAAAGCATCTTCAAAATCATACACATAAGTGTCTGTCACGATATAGTTATTACTTTGCATAATAACCTCCTGAGTTTAATAAGATATATTCATAGTGACATCATTATCACTATCATCATTATATTATATAACTGTAAAAGACCTTATCAGATAAAAAGAATACCCAGTATAGTCATTGACTATACTGGGATATTTCTTTATTCTACAATAATAGAGATGCTTTCTTTAGGAGTTAGGTAAGTTGTATTTAAGGTGGTCTTAATAGTTTCAATAACAGTAGAATCTACATTAAACTTAGCTACATCTCTACGTAATTTAACTGTAATCTTAGTTGGTAATTTGATCTTATTTGAATTAGATGCAGACTTACCAGTGCTTACAAAATTAGATGAATAACCAGTTGCTGTTAAAGCACCAGTTAGCTGGTCTACTGTATTAATAGTAACTGATGGCGGCTGAATAAACGTCAATTTATCAACACCAGCTAATCCGACAGAGTTTAATCTAAAATTATTATACATTCTAGATGAATTAAGTAATATAGGTGCTTCAAATTCTTTAAATGTACAGCTACCACACATATATCCAGTACCGAAAGAATTTCTAGTTTTTACAAATGTAGTATCTGTAGCTGCAATATAAATATCATATAAGCTAAAGAACGGAATACCTCTAAGATAAGCCATAAAGTTACTCATAT